GTTAATAAATGCAGGAGTTAGCCAATAAACATTTTTTCCTGTGCATTGATTCCACTTATCAAAATAATGCAGTGACATTTCTCTGTCAAAACAAAATACTGCTTCACTATTCTGACTTAGTTGATTAACAAAACTTTCAAACGAGTCAACAGGACTGTGATAATCCTGTCCCATCATGTACATTGTAAATGCTATTTTACGACCGGGGGCATTGATGTAGTCTGTTAGACTGTGACAAACCGTGTAGGGTTCGTCAAACTTGATTGCAGGTAGCCATTGTAGATCAAGTACTCGACTATCTGTAAATACCGTTAGCATTGAGTTATCCGATGATAGAAATAATCGGCTATTTGTTTATGCCCCGATTCTGTTGGGTGTGCTGTGTCAAAGCGGGAGTCAAACATGTTAACCAAATCGTGCCTCGGCCCTTGACCAATCCAATTTATTTTATTTTCCAGGTATTGTTGTTGATGTAAATCTAATAGATTGTAATAACTGTTAGGCATTAGATTAACAAAATAATATTTTATATTGTTGGCTATAAAAAAATTAGCAAGACTAACTACTTGAGTCCAGTATTTTTGTGCGTAGGTATAATCTGTGTAATTGCGGTATACTTGATCTTTAAACTTACTGACCCGATCAAAAACATCTCCGTTGACATTCTTACCTAATGTTCCGCATTGCGGTATAATAAGCGTCCAGGCCTGTGTTTCTTCTTCCCAGTACTCAAATCTATGTGGATGTGCCCACTGTATTACAGCAGTCCAATCTTTCTCAGATTCTTGTGTAAAAAAATCAATAGTTGTTCTTACTATGCGATCATTTGATCCACAGCCCATACTGAGATTAACACACGAGTCTGCTCCTAACCGTTCGGCCAAATGAAAAGGCCAAACTCGAGTCAGCCTTTCTTTGTTTATAGGATCGGGGTTCGTATAGTCAAGCAGTTGCCCATTGGTGTCGTATAACGATTTATACAGTTCACCGCCCCAGGTAAAACTACATCCGTTGGCAAATAATTTCAATTTATCCACTCTTGTAAATGTTGAGCTATTACTTGATGCCCCAGTGCGTTAGGGTGTCCGCCATCTGTTCCTTCAAAATATATTTTATTATCTCCAGGATATTTAGATCCCAGGATATCTAAAAAATTTGAGGTGCCTTGATTATAAAATTTACTTCTATCAACACCTATAAAATTTAAAAGGTCCCAATCGACCTTTGAAAAACTTAGAGCATAATAGTCTTGTATTTTGTACTGTCGACATAGACTTTGCAAAGCCAATACTGTTGTATAAAATTTAAAATGATCTAATAGAGTTGAATGTATATTTTTAAAATAGCTTGCAGATACATCGTCTTTGGTGCCATCCCACATAACATAGGCCGTATCGGGTTGTTTGCCAGCATAATACATCAGACGTGATAGTACGGTAAAAGAAAATAAAGCTGTGTAATTAAACGTAGGATCGATATTGCTTAATAAATCTTGTAATTGAAGAACCATGTGCTCTGCTGCTGTGCCTTGCACAGAGTAATTTTGAAATTCTATATTTCTATAGTCAGCAATCAATTTTCCATATGTTGGTTCGTTGGGTTGAAGACCTGTTCCCCAGGTCCAACTATCTCCAAATACAACAAGTTTACGATTCATTAAATTCTGAAACTTTCTCCGCAACCACAGCGATCTTTTTCTCTGGGATTACGAAATTCAAAACCTTCGTTTAAACCTTGTCTAACGTAGTCTATTTCTATTTCGTCTACTATAGGCAAATCTCTGTTGTCTACTATAACGCTAAATCCATCTTGCGGGAAGCTGGTGGAGCCTGCCCAAGTTTCATCTACATATTCTAATACATAAGCAAGGCCGCTACACCCGGTAGTTCTTACGCCCACCTTGATACCTATGCCCTTGCCACGTTTTGACAGATTAGTTTGTATTTTTTTACTTGCTGTGTTTGTTACGGTAATCATTGATAGCCGCCTTTATTGCATCTTCTGCGAGGATTGAGCAATGGATTTTAACAGGTGGAAGAGCCAACTCCTCGGCGATGTCGCTGTTTTTAATACTGCCCGCCTCGTCAAGAGTTTTTCCTTTGACCCATTCTGTGACCAGTGAGCTGGAAGCGATTGCTGATCCGCAACCGTATGTTTTGAATTTTGCATCTTCGATTATACCTTGTTCATTTACTTTGATCTGTAGGCGCATAACATCGCCACAGGCAGGAGCACCGACTACACCTGTTCCCACTGTGTCGTCCATTTCTAATTTACCCACGTTACGTGGATTTTCGTAGTGATCGATTACTTTATCGCTGTAGGCCATTTTTAGTCGGTTGTTGAGGTTTAGGTGGTTGCGGTGGTTGCGGTGGTTGCGGAGCGGGTTGTGTAGTTGGAGGTTTTTTTAAACTATCAAACAACTGTTGTAGGCCAGCAGCCATTCCGGTGCTGGCAATTATCATCATAAGAACAAAACAAATTTTTCTCATTTAATTAGGAATCAATACTGTTTTATAACAATTACAATTACCGTCTAACATGGCTTCCCAATGATAACCGGCCGGTGCTGGATACACAGGTGCAGCAGGTGGCATTTGTTGCTGAATGTAAATTGGCTGTTGTTGGATAACAACCGGAGGACGAGTAGCTTCGTATACGATAGCGCCACCAACTAATGCTGGTACCACCCAACCATAACCAGGATGATAGTAATAACGACCACCACCGTGTGCCCAACGTTCAGCGTGAGCTATGTTAATAAATGATAGTGCTAATAAACCGGCTACAATGATCTTTTTCATTTTACTTCTCCTTATTAAGGGTTATATTATTATAACGCCTTACCCACACAGAAAGTTGACAATACTGACTATACAGTATTTATTTTGAAAAGTCAATGATTTTGAGTTTAGCTACGATTGGATAATGCACGGTTGGCCATTGCGGAAACCGTTTTTTCGGGTTGTGTTTGACCCACTTCGCCTTCACCACCTACTCCACCTGTCATTGCAGGTTCGGCTGGATTAATGAAAACATATTTGGTGCCTTGGTCGTCATCTTTAATGTCAGTAACAATGTTCTTTACTGTATCATTATTCTTACGTGCATTAACTAATGTATCTAAGTTAAATGCTTCGGCACCAGGTTGTTGACGAACTAAATTAATTAATGCTTCAACTGAAATTTTTGGAACTTGAGCGTGATCTGAACTATACTGAATTTCTCTTAGAGTGTTAATCAATGCGTCATTGGCCGCATGATCGGCATCGTCTTCGATAAAATCAGAGAGGTCGCCATCCTCATTTAAACGGCGACGAAATTCAGTAAATCTCATTAACGACGCTCTCTACCTAATTCTTCTTCGCCACCTGCAGCAGCATCAGTTGCGGCAAACTCGTCGCCCTCTGGAGCAGGAGCTTCGGCACCCAATTCTGGGGACATGTCTGGAGCAGGAGCACCCATACCAGCATCCATACCACCCATGCCCATGTCTGGTGTAGATTCGCCAGTTAACGCACGAGCAGCACCGTCAGCCTGTTCACGACCAGTACTTAAAGTCTGCCATAAGTTTTGTAGCAATGGAGTAACTGTGCCCTTAAATGTTTCAGCTTGTTGTTCGCCGATTTGGTCACGGATTGTGTCTAATAATGCAGGCAGTTGTTCATTCTGCATTTTACCAATTTTTTCTAACATGTCTTGAATTGAGTCAACCATGTCTTTAGCAGCTAATGTAGCTTCTGCTTTAGCCATTTCGCTTTCGCGAATAAGAATATCTCTGTTCTCTACCATCCAACGATTTAGACTTTCGCGAACCATAAACATTTCCATGTATTGAGGGTTCTTTTCAGCAGTATGAACGCCGTGTGTGCGTTTTACTTTGTCTAAACTTTCTGTAATAGCAGTAGCTAATTTGTACGCCTTAGGAAAGGTTAAATTATCGTAGTCGATTTTAAAGCCGAAGCGACTTTCAACTACTTGGTTAATTTTTTTAGCTTTTGGCTGTAGGCCGATTTCTGTTAATCTCATGGTTCAATTATCCCAAACTTTTAAGTATTTAGCCGATTTAATAGATTTCTGTAATTCTTTTTGAGCAAAATCTAATCGCAGTTTTGCATCATCTAATCTGGCACTCCAATTACTTATCCCAAAACTATCTTTATGTTTTAAAGCACGTTCCAAGCTGTTGCTATAGTGTATTACGTCATTTTTAAGACGCTTAACTTCGCTGTCGGCATTGCGTATCATTGTTGCTAAATGATAATTTTTAATATGATCGCACAAGCAATAAAAAATAGCACTTTGCTTGCCATCAAAATCATGTATAAATTCGTGGTCGTATGTTTGTAGTTGCCAATAGCCTCGGTTAGGAACTATACGCTTACTACCTATTACATATCCGCCCTGGGGCAAGGGCCATATCAACGGTACCTGTTTATTTGTGCTTATGCGATTAAATTCGCGTTGAGTCCATGCCGAAATATATTGGGTGGTGGCCGCAACTATTTGGTTAAATTCTTGTTTTGTAGGTTTATCGAATTTTTCTTCGATATGTGATGCGTCCATTTTCTTGAATTCTCAATAATACGTCCTTATTAACCAAACTGTTAGCAAGACGTTGTTGATGCTCGTCTAATTCAGATTTTAGTATTGACTTGTTTTGCAACATGTCCAATACTTCAGCTTCCTCATTGGTAATAGGTAGTGTAATGTTATTTAAGAGTTCTACGATACGCATAGATTATTTGAGATGCGAAGCTAACAGAGTAATAGTACCGGCAACTAAAACACCAAAAATAGTAGTACCAATAGTGATTATAATTCTAAGTTGACCAGATGAATTTTTTGACAAGCTGTCTTTAATGTCAACCAGGTGGGTTTCCATTTTATCCATACGAGTTTCAAGGTTGGATAATTTGTTTTCCAAGTTGGAATATCTCTCCGCACATAATTCTACGTGTGCCTCAAGACTCTGTTTTTCAATATCAGTAGTGGCCATCTATCTCTCGCTGTTAGTTAGCGATGCGTTTGTTTTGCCTAAATGTGCCTTAATAATGAGCCTTAATGGTGCCGTAGCATCAATAGTTATTTATGTTTTTTAAGCCAGATTTAAAGTATATGTTCTTAATTCCGCCGTGGGGATAAAAAATAGGCAACATAAAACGTGCTGTTTCTGTTAATCCACAAATAACAGGTACCTGTTCAAAACATTGTTCAAGCCCGGCAACTTGATTATTATTGACTGTGAATACATCTGCGTGTTCAACAGCAAATGCCCACATCCATACATTGTGTTCGCCTGAATACATTTCTCCAAACTCTAAATAATCTAAGTTTACAGTTTTTACCGTAGGAGGTATAACGTCATAGGGTTGTGCACCAAGGCCGATTGTTTGTAATACGGTTTCCCAATTACGTTGCTGGTCGCGAGTTTGTTCTGCCGTGCTACGTAGTTCACCTGTGGCTGTGATATCAACTAATGTAAATCCAGTGAAAAAATGTAAATGCGTGGTGTCCATGCAAATACTTATGCCACAAAAAAGCACATCATAAAGATGTGCTCTTTTGTTATAGTTGGTTAACTATTATAGTTTGAAACCAGCTGAGCTGGAAACTGTGAAGCCACCACCAGCTACCCAAACGTTACCGTAACCACCGATGTTGCTTGATGTAGAAGCTGCTGTAATAGCTGCTGCAACTGCTGCGTCGCTAACCCAACCACTACGCTCTAATAGAACGCTGATTTGTGGTGTGCTGTCAACTTGGTATGCTAATACTGAAGCATTACCTTCGATAACACGTAGGATAGACTCAACTGCACCGCCTGTGTTTAATTCTGCTGCCAAGTTACCTGTTGGAGTAACAATCTTTAGAACTGACAAAGGTGCTGCGATACCTGTATTGATGATTGCGCCGTTAGCAAATGCACGACCTGCATCAACTTGTACTACACCGGCTGCGTCGCCGTTAACTCTTGTAAATGTTGCCATTTTTAATTCTCCTTAATATAATGAGCCCTTAAAGGACTACATGCATTTATTTATACAAAATAAAAATTATTGTGCTCTTCCTGCAAAATTTGCAGTACTAAAAACCCCACGATTTACCAGCTTTATAAAGCCACTTGGGGTGTCTATGTTAAATCCTTCGCCTTTAGGAACATCGCCCACAAACTGCTCTACACCCTTAACTTGGGGCTCAAGTTGATCTAATATAGCTAATTTTAATAGACTAATTGTGCTGTAGACTTTGTCTAATGCTACTAAAACGGGTTTATTTTCTTCAGCATTGACTATTTCAAACTGTGGTTTAGTCAGTTTAGTCTGTAACCATGTGCCGTCTACAGGTTGTCCAGTGGCTTTTCTATTGTAATACTGCTGTAGCCTATCCTTGGATGCCTGTGTTAAACTGGATAAAAAAGCATCGCCGCCTGCGGCACTAAATTCGTTAACCGCACGTTTAGCATTATTTTTTAATGTAGTGGGTTCTTTCATATTAAACTTAGTACCCATGTTGCCTGTAAATACGGTAATATATTCGTTGGTTCCAGATAGACCGCCTAAGCCCTGTAAACTTTGACGACCTACCAATGGAGACTCTTTAGACTTTTCAACTTCATTGCCGTAACTGTGTACAGCAATACCTACTGGACGACCTGCAATTTCTTCGCCAATTGGTGTATTGGTAGCAACATTATAAGTGACACCGTGAGGATTAGGTTTAAAAATAAACTTACCGTCTACCGGTATTAATGGTTTATCAGTCCACATCAAATCGCCCTGTACAAATCCCTTGAAGTTTGGAGGACATATACTGCCCACAGCATTAAACACCTTGGCTAATTTTTGTCCTACTTCCATGTTCTTGCCGTTCTTGGCGTAAAACTGTAGTAGCTCTTCTGCACTTGTAACTTGGCCACCGGCTTCGCCAATGTACTCTTTATAGTTCATTGTAAACTTACCGTCAGCTGTACGTCGACCAAATATAATAGCAGGGCTTCCGTCCCATTTGATGCTTACAGTTTCAGGCTTTTGTACAGCACCTACCATACCTGTGATAGCATCCAAGGCCGCTTTACTACCACTGAAGATAAAATCCTCTGGATGTGGTGTACGAGCACCTTCTGTTAGATATTGTACAAATTCTAATAAAATCATTTTAATTTATCGTTTAAGTGTTTAAACCACTCTGTTGGATGTACACTGGATTCTAATTTAGGTAGCTGACGTCCTGATTTAGTTAGATAGTCAGTAAAATCTTTTAATTTAGCATCACGTTGTGTATCATTGCGTAGTGCATTAACGATACTTTCTACGCTGGCCATATCTTTTATTGTGCCATTGGGTACAAACATCTTGGCCATCATAGCCGGATCGTCGGTAACTAATTCATTGCTTAGTCTGTCATGTACGCCACTATTAACTGTAACCTTTACTCCTAATACTTTACCGATACTGTTAAACAACACAGCACGATCAACTCCTTTGAACTGACTATCAGGTGGCATAGCAGATAGCATAAATTTAGTCCAGGCCATTTTGTCTACGAAGTTAAAGTCACTTTGTACATAGCCATTCTTTGGATCACCGTTAATAGGAGTGCGGAAATGTACTTCGATGCCAGTCTTATCAATATAGCCGCCTTTGTACTTGCGACCTTGATTCATGATTTCGTTTTCTGGGACACCTTTGGATAGGCAGTATTGATATAACACACCTTGTAGTGCGTCTTTACTGATAATGGTAGCATCGATGGCGTAGTCTAAGTCGCCAGATGTTTCTTTTTGGCCAGTTGAGCCGACCATATTGTTCATTAGGTCAAGGCCGGTAATTTGTTCTAAAAATTTAGTAGTAGAGGGAACATCTAATCGGTTGATACGACGGGTTAAAGGATTACCGGCAGCGTCTTTAAATACGTTACCGCCTAATCCTTTAGCTTCATCTCCGCCTTCATATAATTTCATTTTATCTCAACGACTTTAACAATGCAGCACTGAAGTCTGTCTTAACTTCAGACAATACAGGAGGTTTATACATACGTTGACGTTGAATACTTTCAACTGTACGCATAGCTGTTAATAAAATATCTTTTAACACACCACGTACCTGTGGCGCTAAGTTGCCGCCAGCATCATTAAACTTTTTAAACAATGCTGTAAATTCTGCTCCGCCACCAAAGCCTTGTGGTTGTGCTGGTTCTTGAGCAGGCTGTGCAGATTGTGCTGGTGCGTCTAAACCTAAGTCGCCAAATACTTTATTAATCAGCACGTCGGTAACACCTTGCTTACGTAAGAATGCTTTAACCTGTTCGCTGTCAACTGGACCTTGTCCACCAGTTGGATCAAACTCTTTGTAGTTCTTACGCCAGTTAAGATCTAACTTATCGTATGTGATCTTGTTGGCAGCAGAGTCCCAGCCTTTTTTAGCCGCATTAGCAATGCCTTGGCCAAATTTCTCAACTCCGCCAGCTACTTTGCCAACCCCGCTCTTAATAGCGTCCCATGGGCCTTCGGCAACAACACCTTCGAAGATTGCCTTAACACCTGATGCTGTTAAGTAGCAACCTTTTTGTGACATTCCACGACTTTCAGCAAGTAAACGCATACGCATAGTTGCTTCGTAGTCAACATATTCGCTGATCATTGTTCCAACTGGAATGTATGACGAGTTTACTGTTGACTTGGTGCCTGTGTTGCCCCAGGTTGGAGCATATTGTCCGGTACCAACCTTTGCGGCTGTATCTGCTGCTGTACCAACACCTTGGTCGTATACGTTATAATTTTCTACATTTTGCGGAAGATGTAATTCAATACCAGTTGGCAAGTTATTTGGGTTGGTAATCATTGGATTATTATCCATGATATCCTTGACACTAATACCATTGCTCTGTGCAATCTGGCTTAGTGTTTCACCTTGTTGTACTGTGTATGGAATTAGATCTGTGCCATTGGCTTGTGTTCCGTCAATCCATGCATCGGGATTAGTCGGATCAATAGTGGTAGCATCTACACCCGGTGGTGTAACAACGCCGTTGTCTATGGCATTGTTGAGATCAGGATTCACAGGACCAATATTAACTTGTCCTGTATCAGTTGTAGTTGTAGTCTGTGTTGTTTGTGGTTGATTCAATAAGTGACTTGCACCATAAGCAAGAGCGCCAGTCTTGAAGCCTTTCCACAATGCAGAGCTTGCTTTGTCGCCCTGTAGTAATCTGTCAAATGTCTTAATACCGGCCAACAATGCAGCACCGCCAAGACCAGCACCACTGATACCTGCTAATGCAATTAAGCCAGCATAGATAGCACCCTGGAAGATTGGATGTTGTTTACCAAACTCACGATACTTAGCAAGTGCTTGCCCAACAGCACCAGATTCACCGCCGGCGGCATTTAATAGTTTGCCTTGAATAGAGTCAACTGCTTGGTCAAATCCAGCAACTGGTGCTGATTGACTAATCTTAGTTTTAACATCGTCCCAGGCTTGTGCAACTTTCTTAGCTACATCGCCACCTTTACCGACTAAGGTACGGTTGCTTACAGGTTCATCACCTGCATTTTGTACATTACCACCTGCAGCAGCACCATCGGCCACTGACTGGAAAATTTGTTTAATTTGATCTTGTGTTAATTCTGCTTCTGTAATCATGCGACCAATACGACTAAAACTTTCGTAGATTGGATCTTTCATGATACGTTGTTCAATCAAGCGTTGAGCTTTTTTACTTTGCTTGCTCTCAACTTTAAGACCGCCGGATCTCATCCACATATCTTTCAACGCTGTTAACATTTCTGGATCAGAAATTAATTGATATGGGCTATCTGGTTTTGTATGTGCAGTTACATATTTGTCCCACTCTGCTTTAAACGCAGCAGGATCTTTAAAAATTTTGTACTGTGGATCTTTGTTAGCATCTACCGCGGCCTGTTGACCACCGGCCTGTTGCTGTTGACCCTGACCGGCTGTAGCATCTTGTGCAGATGGTTGACCAGCAGCTGGTTGTTCTTTACCAGCACCAGTTTGTGCTGTAGTGCCGGCACCGGTAGTTCCGCCAGTTTGTGTTGCGGCGCCAGGAGTACCAGGAGTGCCGGGAGTACCAGCAAATGCTTTAGCTGTGCGATCCCAACCTAATCCACCAAAGAAACCTTGTGCAAATGGATTCCCTTTTGTGCCAGGAGTACCAGGAGTACCTCCGGTTTGTGCTGTAGAGCCAGGAGTACCTCCAGTTTGACCTGTAGTACCTGCTTGGCCATTACTCTGTGTATTTGTTGGGTTAGTTTGTGTTGTGTTGGCCTGCTGATCAGCGCCGGGTGCTTGTGTATCTTGTGCAGGTTTAGCTGGTGCGTTACGTGCTAAACGACGTGCTTTTAAATTACCTACTGCGTTTGGCACACCACCAGCAACTCTTGGATCTGTGCTGTCGTTTGGTGCATTACCGTACTCATCCAATTGACTTTCGTCAAGAACTAAAATATCATTAATCTTCATTATTTCCTCGCAACTTGCGGACTCCGCGTATGAATTTATTGGGGTCTTGCGAGCGAATACTGTTTAATAAACGACGTTCAAGCTCATCTGCTACAGCAGGGTCGTAGTTTTCTTTAATGTAATTCATTAGATTAATAGCACTTGAAATTACGTTATTAGCACGACTTTCCACGAGGTTTTCGCGGTCTTTGTGTACTAATAAGCTATCAAGCTCGTCTAATATACTACGAGTACGTTTTTGCAAGATCTACTCCAATTTAGTTATATTTATGTGGAGTTATTCTGATTTGGCTTTTAGTCCGGCCAGCATACTCTTTAGTTTGCTACTGTCTACTGTAGCACTCGGAGGTGGGCCTGCGTCTTTTTCTACGTCAAACCCGTCTTTTGCCTTGCTTTCCCATGGTGCTACTGTAGTTGTAGTTTTAATCTGATTCATAATATTGTTGGCAACACGTGGAGGACCACCTTGAGTAATAAAGTCCTGTTGTGCTTCTGGTCCTGGATCAGTAATACGCATAGTTTCAATGTTGTACTCTAAGTCAATCTTTTGTCCTACACCTGTAGAGCTACGTGACTTCATACACTGAATTTGATAACGCCCACGTTCTTTCATAGCACGGCTTGTAAAGATACCAAACACGTTATCTGCTGTATTAATCTTAGAGATACCACCAGCAATATGACTATGGTCAAATTCAATTTCTTCAACAGCTGAACGATTCAACTGCGATGCTGTTACTAACAATACATTAAGCTCTTGCGATAAGTTACGCAGTTCCTCTGCTACATACTTGTCTTTGATAAACTGATCATTGGGATTAACTTTTACACTCACTGGCATAACCAAGTCTAAGTAGTCAACCATAACAAAATCTACTTTGTTATTAGTTTGTATTTGATACTCTTTAATAAAACTACGAATATCATTTACGTTACTCTGTGCTGGTAGTGCCTTGATTCGATACTTACCGGCTTTTTTACCCACCATCTTGACTTTGAGTTCTGTAGTATCAATGTCCTTGCGAATCTCTTTTGTGCCCATACCTGTTAACATAGCATCTGTTCTTAGAGCACATAATTCTTCGCTCAATTCTAAACTAATATATACTCCCGATAGTCCTTGTTGTAACCACGACAAAGCTATGTTCATCATAACCAACGATTTACCTGAACCCGATCCGCCGGCAAAAATATTAAGTTCTCCGCGACTCATACCGCCATACAAGATTTTGTCCATAGTAGGCCAACCTGTTGATACTTGGCCACCTGAATTGTAATACTTGTCGATACGTGTTTTGGGATCAGCAAAATAGTCTGTGCCCAGGTCTTTGGTTAAACTAATCTGTACTGCATCTTTGATAATTTTTTCTACAGGATCATAGTCACCCTTTTCCAACAAGTCTGCTGACTTTAGGATAGCACGTTCCAATTCCATACGCCGAGTAAACGATTCAAACTCCTGCATAAACCAATCGTGATGTCCTTCAACTGTTTCCGGAACTGGTTTGAGTTCTACTCCTGTTACTGCACGAATTTGTTCATAAGTAGGCAATGTCTTGTGATCATTGCTGTGTTGTTTAAGAAAATCGGCCACAGCTCTTAGGCTACGATCGAAGTTTTCTGGATTATAAATGTTCTGTACACGCACATAGCTTTGTGCATCTGTCAGCATCATTTCTAAAAATAGTTTTTGTAATTCTGTTGAATATTCTTTTGTTGACATAGTTTAATTATATAGTTTCTTTTTCTTTAACTCAATTTTTAATCTGCCAGTTTCTTTTGCTGCCAATATACTTTTTAATACAAACAATTTGCCATATTTTTCTACCGCCGATCCAATGTCTTTACAGTCCGATTGCCACACAGGATAGCTTACTGCCCATCCGTATTCTAAGGCGGCATCGACAAGTCGGGTTCCTGCTCGATCAGCATCAGGGACCACAATAACTTCACGTGCCAAACTGTCCACAATGTCTGCTTGTATTTCTGAACACTCATTGCTCAATATAGCAATGCCATCTATAGCCATAGCATCAAATGGTCCTTCGCATACAATAACAAACCGACTGTCGGGTCGTTGACAATCCACATTAAACACATAGTTTGGTTCATAGCTGGAATGATACTTGGGCTTAACTCCATCATCAACACCACGTGCTGTATAGCCAATAATTTGATTACGCCAAGTAAATGGGATGATAACACGACGATGTAAATTGTATTGTGTTTCGGGAGTCCAATATAAGTCGTATCGGCTTAGATCAACTCTACGTGCCGCGGCATACATTACTGCATTGTGCCATTCTACTGGTACTTCTTTATCTGAATTTAATGTATAAAATGTATTAAGTGCGTGGAATGTCATGGCCTCTTCGGGCAAGGGACGAGCCTTAAAATTGACAGGTTCTGATTCCTCGGCCTCAACACGTTGTTCTGGTGCTACTAATTCTTTGATGCGAATAGCATCTATGACCAGGCGTTTGACTGTGTTTTCGTCAGCACCTAACCATGATAATAGTTTTCGAAATTTATATGTTAAGTGACGACCCGGAATATAGCTGGCTTTGAAGTTACAGTTGAAACAATGATAACTGGTGCCACCATCTGGGTTCATTACTAATCCGCCACGTCCTCTGGTATCTGCTGATTCGCCATTATGGTGACAGCAAGGTGCGTTGAAACTAATCCAACCAGAAGTGTTATTGGTTTTGCGTTTTGCGGGTAATAATAGACGTACGGCGTCTTGAATAGAGTTCAGCATCTGTAGTAGTATATACTAAACAGATGCTGAAATCAACAAGTTTTGAAACCTAAATTAGGCTGGTGTTGCTACGCCGACCCAGTCCCAAGTACCTTGATAATCTTCTGCGTTTAGATCTTTAGCATAAGCATCTGCCGCTGTTTGGGCCGCTGCTTGATCTGCGAAGTCACCGGTTACCGGAATACGCTTGTTAACTTGTGTGTTAGCTGTAGCGTTTTTCTTAGCCGAAGTTGCTGATAAGTGATATGTTGCCATTTTATATTTCCTTTTTTAATTAATTACCAAGTCTCACCGGACCAGGCTGTACGTTTCCAAATTACTGCACTACCAGTTGTATAATTGGCCACACAATAATACATCCAATTGCTGTCTAATGCAACCATTCCTGCTACATCGCCCGGGGCTCCTGTATCATGTGTAGGAATACCGGCTGTGGTAATAACAGGATTTGTGCTACCATTGCCCAATGCTGTAGCTGTTGTGCTACCTGCCGAAGCATAAGTCAATTCGTTTGTACTTGTGTTATAGTAAACTGCTTGACTTACATTACTATTATCATTACGAACAGGTGCTACATAGAAACCTGCTGCATCCGAATTCAATGCGTTGCCAGTAGCATTTAGGATAATACTGTTATCGTGTCCGTGTCCATATGCGGCATTGGTACCAATGGCAATTGCATTAGTTCCCAAAGGAGTATCGTCATAGTTTCCAGCTTGGTAACCAATGGCAATCGAAAGATTACCTTGTTGATATCCTGAGTAACTACCAATGGCAATAGCATCATTACCTTGTATGTAATCGCCTGCGTGGTATCCAATGGCAACGCCACGTGGGCCTTGTCCAATTTCTGCAGCTCTGTGGCCAATAGCAACTGCATCATTGCTTTGTCCTTCGTAGCCAGCCGACTTACCAATAGCAATAGCGTCCCATTGTTGGAAAGTCAATCCGGCGTTGGTACCAATGGCAATAGCGTGATAACCTTGTCCGCCAAAACTTACAGATGCTTCCAAGTTATTGACTGTGGCAAAAGCACTATAATTCATTGTGTAAACACTACCAGGAGTTTGTATACCGGTGATAAACGACCCTTCACAGATGCCATCACCACCAACCCAAACGTAAGATCCTGGTCCCACAAACTCGCCAACTACAGCGTCTAAATTATAATTGGTAGTTAATAAATTACTACCTTCAGTTACTGATGCTGTAAATGTTTCTGAACCTATACCACCTGCGGCGTTAACACCAATTGCAATAGCTTCTATACCTTGTCCATATTGTCCAGCTTCGTAACCAACTGAAACTGAACTACCTTGTTGGTTGTATTGCCCTGCTTGGTAACCAACTGCGATTGCATCTTCTTCTTGTGATTGCTCGCCGGCTTGACGACCAACTGCAACTGCGTCATATTTCTGATTAACTCTACCAGCATAGTTACCAACGGCAACAGCCGCATCACTTTGTTGATCGTTACCTGCGTGATAACCTATAGCAACTGCTGTGCCACCTTGATTGTTTTCGCCTGCTCTGTGACCAACGGCAACTGCATCATTATTTTGTGTATAGTTACCAGCTGACTTACCAATAGCAATGGCGTCCCAGCCTTGATTGTTTTCGCCAGCGATGTCGCCCATTGCAATAGCGTGATATTCCTGATTAGTGTTACCAGCATAACGGCCGATAGCAATAGATTCCTCAGCTTGATTCGTTGCTCCGGAAAAACGTCCGATGGCAATACCGTTCCATCCCTGATTTGTTTGTCCTGCACTACGTCCAATAGCAATGGCTTGCTCACCTTGGCCATTGTTACCGGCATATTCGCCAATGGCAATGCCCACAGCACCTTGATCGGTTTGCCCGGCGTTTGCTCCGATAGCAATTGAGTGTTGGTTTTGATTTGTGCCCGCTGAGTCTCCAATAGCGATACTTTGGTATCCTGGGCCGTTTACTCCAGCTGTAGCGTAGGCTAAACTGTTCCAAGCTGTAGTACCATCACCGTACTTGACTTTGCGTGTATCTGTTTCTAAACCAGGTTCGCCCAAGGCTAACGTTGGGTTAATGCTTGTCCAGTTACTGGCTGTGTCTCTGCGTAATTTAATTCTTGTTGTCATTATGGTTCCTTAGGCTGTTCCGCCATCTAATTCTGCATCTGTTCCGGAATTATATACATAACCAGCATTGCCGTTATCTATATAATATTCTGCTGTGCCCTGTACAAGAGCATCTATCCCACTCCAACGGTCGCCCATCCAGGTATAAGTAACGCCGTTTACGCCTACGTACTTTTGTCCTGTTGTGGGGCTTGGTGGAAAATATATCATTGTTGTGTCCTATATTGTATTTATTGCAACCAGTAACTATACCCCAAACCGTGTTCGTAATGCTCCGTAGTTCTGACCAATTTGTGTCGGGGTGAGCTTGGCAGTATACAAAAATGTGTTGGCTATATATCCAAACGGTTGTAAACCACCGGAACCACTGACGTTGCCAATGATGTTGTGACTGTTGCCAGCTGACGTCTGTGCAGTAACCTGCCCCACATACTGTCCGTTAATATAAAATAATTGGCCGGCGCTGTCACCTGTTACTACCCACTGCGCCCAGACATTGGCCAAGCTGGCTACTGAATAACCACAGGGATAAAACTGAAAAACAGTACTATCCCACATACCCAAGTCGTTGGTTCCTGTATTGATCAACAAAGGTGTAACACCTTGGATGATCATATTACCAATCTATTCTTAGTTGACGTACCCAGTTTTGAGCAGTAGATCCTCCGGTGTATGCCGCTACACCAAAGTAGTTGCCCGCTGGAGTCCAGTTACCAATGTTAACCGATCCTTGATATATTTCATTTAGGTACACTTCCAACATACGGTTGCCGTTCTGTATCTTGCGAATCTTTAGGGTCAAGTTGTAGAAACTGGTGTAACTGGCGTTCCATAATGTAACGCCACTTGTGTTATAACTGCCGTTACCAATATAGGGAATATTAGTTTGTGTGCCGCCAACATAAACTTCAAATTGACTTGCACTACTATAATAATGGTTCATAACTGCAATGCCACCATAAGTGTTGGTATTACCAGGATTGCCTGTTATGGCAGCATTAGATCCAAAGTAGATCCATTGTCCGTCGGCACCTGTACCGCCGCTGGCACCAATACTGGTCGTTATAACCATATCATAGTTATAGTTTATTGTACTACTATTCCAGTTAATGTAGCCGGACTGCGAAGTAGCAGTTGTGGTTAGTTTTAATCCGTATGCCTGAGTGCTATCCCATGTAGCATTTCCACCAATAGTACCACTTGGAGTAAATGAACTCAATGCCGATGTGGAATTAGCTTGCCACGTGTCCCATAAGAAACGTGTCTTAGGTCCGCTGGCGCCAGCAGTAATAACATTACCTGCAATGATGTTGCCGCTATAAGTTGCAGTAGTACCAACAGCATTACCAACAAAGTAAGGAGCCGTAACATTACCACCTGTGTAGACGTTACCGCTAACACCAACACCACCACTAACTTGAATAGCACCAGTATTAGTACTTGTACTTGCTGTTCCACTCTGAGCAAGGATATTACCGTTTACAGCAATTCTGGTGGAACTGTTGAAGTTGACTCCAGAGCCAAACTGTACTGATGATCCATTAGTTGTGCTAATGGTATTGGTACTGCCAACCAGTTGTAGTGTACTACCGATCGTGGTTGTACCTGTTACTGTTAAGTTGCCGATAGTTTGAGCACTGGCAACAAGATAGCTGGCTACGTTAGCATTAGAATATGTTGAGCCACCCGATACAGTTGATAAAATGTTTACACCATTAGCAAACAAATAGTTTGAAGCAACAACGTTTGCTGACGTTTTAACATTACTTGATATACCGGAGGTCAAGTATGAAGCTACGTTGACGTCGCTGTATGCAACATTTCCAAATGCAGTAAGTGGGATTGTTTTCCAAATTGTGGCTGGTGACGTATTGTCGGTTAATGTCCAGATACTGTGATTAAAGAAATCGTACAAGGCGCCGGTAAAATCGACTAACCAAGTAGTACCACCGTCAGTAACACCGGTAATTGTAAGTGTAACATTTCCAGTGGATACTCCGTCATAGCCAGTGATAGTCCAACCCGTTTGTGGTTGGCGACTGCTGCTTGACTTTGTAAATGCTAATTGAGTAACATATCCATATATGTTTCCACCATTCATTATGGCCTGCATTGTACTTGTGTGCGGAGTATAGTCTGCTGTACAATAATACAAGTAGTTGCTGTCGATGTGTATATCACCAGCCAAATCGCCTGCGGCACCATATACTGTTGTAGGCGGTGTTCCTCTTAAATGAATAGTGTCTGCAAATAATTTATCTAAACGTAAATCGTCATAGATAGCGTCGGTAAAGTCTACTGTAGTGCCTGGTTGTGGTACAACATTACTAAACAAAGCCCATTGATTTAAGCTGGCATTACGTACCAAGCCTGTGTGCTCTAATTGCCCGCTAAGTGTGCGATGTCCTACAAAACCAATGTCTAATGTGTCGGCAGGATTGTTGTTGGCAATTTGAATAATGTTATCGTCAACGGAATAGTTAGTTGTATTAATTGTAGCAGTAGTACCATTAACAAACAAGTTACCAATAGTGACATTACCTGATAAAATTTCAGCAACCGATGTTGGATTAAATGCTGTAGTTTGTACAGTTGAATCAGAGAAAGCAATATTGCCAGGTAAGTTTAAGTTACCATCAGTTCCAAAAGTAAAGAACTTACCGTTAGCATTAAGTTGTATTACATGTGTGGATTGGATTAAAGAATTGCCAGTAGTTGAACTTGGCAAGTTCAAAATACCAGTGCCGTCAAAAACCCAGTTGTAGTTGTTGCTTCTTAGTGTAAATCCGTTTGAATCGGTATAGAAACCACGTTGGCTTGTGTCACGCAAGTCAATATACTGTGTTACGCTATTATCAGTTGCAAATTTGTAAGCTGTTCCGCCATCTAACTTGGCACCATTAGGAAATGTTGTACTGCCAGTGTTATTAAATGTCCAAGAGGCTTCTCCGGAATTAATGCCTACCACTGGGCCAGCGGATAGATAAAGACCGCTGTCTACTAAAATTTGTGTACCGTCTGTCCAGGTAATTGAGTTGTCATAGTGATTTAGATATCGTGCAACATCAACATTACCATACGTGCTACCACCACCTGTGACTAAATTACCGTTAACTAATAAATTACCTGTACCGTCAACTGTTAGCGTTCCATTGGGGAATGAAATAACATTTCCGCTAATGTCTAAGTCGCCTAAGTAGTAACTTGGGGCAGGTGCTACTGTAGGACTTGCGTCAACCCAGGTGCTGTTATATTTTACATACAAACGACCATCTGTGGTATTGTACCATAACACGTTATTGGCCGGAGCAGTAGTGCCAGCGGTAACTCCTTGCCAGGCCGTTGTTTGGACTGTACTGTCTGGGAAGGTTAATGTACCGTCTTGACTAAATGTCCATTGTTTCTCAGCGGCGTATACGTTAGCGGCAATAACTACATTTTCAGGATTAAGATTAACAATACTGTTTGGTGAAGACTGAGCAGAGTTCCAAGATGCTAAATTTATCGAAGTATCATTGGCAGTCATTCCCACATTATTGCCAGGGGTATTGATGATTCCACTGGGTATTGTCAAGAAACCGTACTGGTCAAAAGTCCACTGGTTGGTTGTTCCAACGTTGGTAATAATATTAACGTTACCAACATCATTTACAAGATCTACATCGCCAGGAACAGTAGGGAATTGTAGTGTAGCCCAGCGACCATTAAATGGACCACCGTTAATACTGCTTGCAAGAATTTCTCCGCCATAATGAGGCAAGTATGTGGCCACGTTGGCATTGCCATACGAACTCGTAGTTAAATTATTAATCTGTCCTTGTTGTGCAGCAGCATTAGAAAATAGAGTTTGTATGCTACTGTTTTGTGTTGCAGCATTTGCCCATAGTGATTGAATACCTGCATCTTGCACAGATGCATTGGCCAACAATGCATTGATGTTGGCAACAAATGTAGCATCAATACCAGTAATGGTGCTGATATTATTGTTAATTGTGTTAACCGCTGATGATAAACTATTGGTCAATGTAGTGACCTGTGCTTGTGTGGCTAATACATTAACGCCACCTGCTGTGGCATTATCATGTACTCGAACAGTACCTAAATCTGTATCGTAAGTTAACTCACCCAAGGGGCCAGTGTAGCTTGTGCTTTGTGCGGTATTACCACGCTTTAATAGTATGTGGCCTACGTTTGCGTATGTTGTCATTAAATTGTTCCACCATCAAATATAACTTCGGTATCTTCGCTGACTGTTTCAGCGTAGTAAGCCGGTAACACTTGTAAATCCAAAGGGACGCCGTAGTTATCATCAATGTAGATTGGTTGTTCTGTGTTATCGCTTTGTTTAATTGTTTTAAATGTTAACTTGTAAAAACGCTGTTCAAGAGCGTTGATTGTAGCCTTATCTATTATAAAGTTAGCCAATCCCTTGGTAATGTCGGCAAAAGTAACAGCGTAACTTTCAACAGTTACCCCGTTTGTAGGGTCCTGTATTTCAGCCTGCATTATGTAACCAGTTAGATCAATACTCTTCTGGTCCTGATTTCGAACTATAACTTGTATAGGGTTGTCTATACCTTGGTAAACTTTAATTGGGCGGCTGTACACTTGGCGGTTCCTTGTTGTAAATATTGTAGGATCAAAAACTTGAACCTCAGCAAAATTTGGATATAAATATGTTTTGACAGTAATCATTTTGTTGTCTTTTAACATATTTAGCGAGAATCGTGGAAGAAATTAAACAGTTATTAGAGAAGTATCCATACTTAACATATCTCGTCTACGGTGGCAACGATTACGTTGGCATTGTACAAAATGCTGACGAACAGATTACTACAATATATGATTTTGCTGCATTAAAAAATCCCGATCAAAAGATTAGATTTTTACAGTTTGCCGACGTATGGTGGTGGGAAAGTAATAGGATTATACCTATTAATGTATTTTTAAAGCAGGATTGGCAGGAATTTAAATTTGCTGTCAAGACCATGAACAGCAAAGACGTAGATATAAAATTAGGCCCCCAGGTGAGCCTAAAAGAAATGAGTCAAAAACGCAGTAAGCGTCGTTCTATAACTCTTGTTCGCAGAGTAAGTTAATATTCACAACTACTAAATGTGCGTAGGCCACAGCGTGGCTACGTTTAAATTGATAACCTTCGTCATCTTTGTCCCAGACTGTCTCAGCAACTTCTGCCCAGGGGCGGCCTATTAAGTGTCTTTTTCCCGGACGAATAACTGCCAAGAACATGGCCATGCGTGTTATACTGTTAACGGCTTCGGGCATTTGAATTAGGGTTCGATAATGGTTCCCAATGTGTATTAATCGACCGCAGAATTCTGGGTCGTATAGTCGATCCCACGCTGGTTCTTTGGCCATCAATTCTTCTAAATGAGCTTCATTCTTTATATGGGTATATAATGATACATTCAAAAAATCTAACTTCATATAGCCACGTTCTTCGGCTGCTTGATAATCAATGCTGGCAATGCCGGTAAATGGATCCGTGGGAATATCGGTTACATAAACACCTGTGTTATGTTTGATCAATTGTCCTTCACGCATGATGCCCGCAGGATGATGTTCAAGATACTTTAATGCTGTATCTCTGTTGGGAAAGTCAATGTCAATGTCTGACTTAAACTTCATAGGCCTGCCTTTGATAGTATGTCCTTAACCCACTCAGTATCTGCTAAGTAATCTTTAAATTTACGTTGCCAATATTCCGGATCAATCCAGGGCAGTACTATTGCTATTTGCTCTTCGGTAAGTGTATCAAGAAACTCAACACCCGATGTGCAGTTGTATACAATCCATGGACTAATACGGCCAGTAGAAATATGGTAACAGATACGATTAGTGTTTCCGTAAGAAAAATAATCAGTAAAGCCATTTTTAAGATCCGGATGATCATCTGCATAGTCTTGCATTTCCTTTAGAGCACGTTCAAGGGCATCTTGTACTGCTTCTTTCTTTAGATAGTCCGGTAACCATTCAGTATACAATCGATCGCTACACCAGTTGTCTATTTTTTTATTATTACGTAATAACCAATCAAGATAGTTAGCAAAATTGAGACAACGTATAGATTGACAGTATCTTCCAAATTTGACGAAAGCGTTATAATAAGGACTGCTAACAAAATCCGCATAAGTTTTTAGCTTGGCGCTACCCTGTGTAATTTCATAAAATCTCAAATAGGCTTTTAGTCCTAATTGAACTCCTGTTTCTTTTTCTTGTTGCCAACGTCGTTTAGGTTCACATAAATGTGCGGCCAGTGTGCTTTCTTTACGAAATGCTTTTTCACAATATCGACATGTATATGCTTGTTCACTCATTTAATAACTGATTTGTTCTTATATAGTTACACAAAAATTCATTTAAAATACCATGCTCACCAGGAGCACGATGGCGTATTTCTTCCGGAGTTCCCTGTGGTCCTATAAAATTTGCAACGTCAGCAGGAGTATCTGCAGGTACTCCACGGCTGTGTTGATATTGTATAGCATACCACCCGAATCCGTCAACGATGTTAGGTACCGTTTTAAAATATTGTAATTTTGGATGACTTAATAGATCCCGATAGGAATCATCTGACTGTTGATAAACCAAAACCGAGTGCCCGCGTGTTTTTAAATCTGCTATAGCAGCCAAAATTTGGTATTGTAAATCTTCTACTCTGTCAATTAAACTGTAAACTTCTGTCTTTAATTTAAAATCAACAAAACGTTCTGATTCAGTACGGTTCCAAAAGTGTTCGTAGTCACTGGCAAATTCTTGATTTTGAGGATTACACCAACGCCCTTCAAATGAATCATTATCGCGAACACGAAGTATTGGCAGTTCACTGCGACTAATGTAGGTTAGGCCTAAAACATATAGAGTGGGGGAGGCTTGATAACTGTGTTTGAGAGTTGTTCGTAGTATGCGACTGTTGGCACTACCACCAATGGCCAATGATGTAGCTACACCAAGACCTAACTGATTGGCTAAATCTATGTGCCCACCGCCACTGGCATAGCCTTCCATGTAGCTACAGCCATTTACTACCAAATTCATAGATACTCTTTAATTTGCTGATCTGTCCAACCGTGTTTACGAGCCAGATCCTTAAGATCAGCAGTGGTATTGAGTTCTGCCATTAACTTGATTTCATCTTCTTTGGCCACTGGATACAATTCACGCAACAACTTTGCTGCTTTACTGTTGCCTGATTCTTTTTTCTTAGCAGCCAACCAGCGATATTTTTGTATGCCGGCGCCCGGGCTTATAGTACTGGCCAATAACCATTGAAACTTTTTATGTTGTGCAGTACTGATATCAAAGAAATGTCTGTTTAGGTTTTCATTTACGTTATACAAATAATAATACTGTGTATCATAATCGCCGGTTATACTGGCCGCCCATCGAATCATCAAGAATGGGCTGAACTTTTTCTTTTCTTCATCACTCAGGCTGTCGTAAAAATTACGATCTTTACGATCTAATCGCTCGAGTTCATATCCGATGTGTAGTTTATCCATGTTGTTTTGAAAGTTCGTATATGATTATACATTGTTCTAATGCACTACGCAAGGTAGGATTGTCTGTGGCTGCATGACGTATGTCTGCCCAGAGTTGATCTTCTTTAAGGCCAGCTTTTGTGTCTAAGTCGTAGTCGTATCCAATGACAAACCTGTCCTTCTTGCCTGCTTCGCGGGCATATATAGTTCCTTCTACACGTTCATAAATGTAAGTAGCACCAGGTTTAAGTCGACTCATATTACCATACCTTATTGTAATCTACTACTTCGCTTTGGCGACTAATGTCTTTAACGAAATAAGCACACATCGGGCCGTCTACACCCTCTTCTAAGGGTACTGCTAATAGTTGTCCAGGTTTAAGTTTAGGAAAGTACCACTTAACATCTTGATAAATGTCTACAATCTCTACAGGATAAAAGTCAGGACGGAAACTTGTTTTAGGATTAAATGCAAATGCACTAAATCCGCGATCATTGATACTGGTCAATGGTACAACTTCTAAGTCGCCCATGTCTTTTTCGCCAATCAATAGTTGCCAATCCACCGGCATTTTAACAATGTGCTTTCCAATCTTTAACACCAAAGCAGGGCTGTTAAAACTCTCCATAAAGATCAAGGGAATATAAAAGTAGTCAGGTTCTTTAGGGTTACTATTGTCTAATACACAGAAATTAAGTTCATCAATTTCGTTGGGTATTTCATTCATTTCATAACTACGATTGTCGAGCGTTAATATTCTCATTGTTTTAATAAACTTTCTGCTGTTGGTGTCACTATGTATCTCCCGATATTTCGATCCTGGAATTCTTCTATAACTGATTTATGTAAAGGTAATTGGTCGGTCATCACAGGATTCTGTACTTTATATTCTGTATTATAATTGAAAGTACTGGCAAAGTAAACCTTTGGCTTATCAATTGGTTGAACTGATTGATTTACAAATTTATGATGTACGTGGCCGTAGTCCCCATCTTCAAAATGTGTTAATATCAAATCATATTCTTTTGCTATACCGGCTATTTCGGCAGAGGCCTGTTTGCCGTCAAACCCCAATTCACCAAGTTTAACATATTCCCAATCATCTTGAAACCCTAAAAATATTGTAGGTATGTTGTACTGTTGCCAATAAGCAGAGATCTCTTTAGCTCGGGGTTCCCATGGAGTATAGGTAAGATATAGAATAGTCCAAGAAAATTCTGGATGGGCTTCAATAAAGGGCCAGGCAAATATAACACAATCGTCAGGATGTGCAACTACTGTAATGGCTCGCATCAGTAGCTTAGTCTCCAATTACTAATTCGTGGATCATACCACATTGTGATATCACTACCATCTTGTTTAATATGAGGCAGTATAGTTTTGATAGGATTGCCCCACCAGGTTTCTTTTACCGGCATTTGAATATCACCAAACATATTAGCTGTCCAAAACATCACAACTACCTTGGTGTCTGTGTCGGGAATACAAGAAGCTGGGATAGTTAATCGTATATTGTTTTCGTCAATTTGTTGGCTTAAATCGATGCGTATGGGCTTGGTTTCGTAGACTTTATTTAACTTTAAGTCGGTAAAACGTGGCAACATAGTAAAGAAGCTGTTGACTGTGTTTGCTTGATATAGTGTACTGTCTTTAGGATGACGAGTTTGAAATTGTGTATTGATTAAATTTTCAAATACTGGATCAATTTCAATATCGGGTTGGAATTCAAAAGCCTGGCTGGAGTCAATTACCAAAGGAAAGATGGGATGATCATCATATAACTCTAACCATAAATCAAAACTGTTAGGTAAAAATATCCCACCGTGGCGTAGTGCGTGGCGGCTAATATTAATAATGTTTTCGTTGAACAATTGACTGCCAATGGTTTCGCTGATATAAACATCAGCTGAAATATCTGTGTTAAAAAAGTTACTGTGTATAACTTCAATTACATTGTCTAACCCAACTTGCCGAATAATGTTACGAGCAAACTCCGCACGACCTGGATCCATTTCTACACTATAGACTTTTGTTGCGCCAGCTTTGGCAGCCAGAATACTTAATAGTCCTGTACCTGTGCCGATATCACAGACCACTTTGCCTGGTACTGCTTGCTCGATTGCTTGTTTATATCTAATGTTACGAATGGTATCATTAATCATAGGCATGAATATGCCGTTTTGTTTAAACCAATCAAAATCTTCTTCTGAATGTGTTATGGTATTATCTGTCACGGTAGTATTCCAAATTGTTCTGTAATAATCTTATAATAAGTATCAGCCAGATACTCTTGGCTCTTAGGATCACCGTGATATCCAGGATCTTCTTTTGTGGTAAATGGCCACTCGTTAACAGCATAAGCGGTAGTATGTTCGTAGCGTGTAGTCATATATTTGTCGGGCACTACCGCAGGAAATTGCTCTCTAACTGTATTGCTGGTCCAGATATTACAGGCTATTAATAGGAATGGTATGTTAGCGTAGAATAACTGCATAATACCATCACGTATAATCCAGCGATCCTGTTGTAGCTTCCAATTACTATCGTACATAAAATTTACATACTGCTTGACGGCGGCTTGAGTATCTCGATCTATTTTATTCGATCTATAAGGATGCGGATAGTTTTCTACTAAACTAAAAATAGTTTCGCAAATCATACGGTAAGGATTGTTACCATAGTTTACATTGTTGATACCTGCCTCTGGGTCGTATCCGTTGTTGTGATTTTGTTGCAGGTGACGTTGTAAATCGTTGTCCCAGGTTTTCTTTTCATTGGGCGGAGGAACATAGGGTGCAGCACCGGCAGGAATTTCTATGCGGTCGTGAAATGTGGGCGCAATGATTGCGAAGTCAGGACGTTGTCTAAGTACTTCATCTATTTGTATGCGAATACCACCATTGCTACAACCTTGACGTGCTAAAATTTCAACGTCCCAGCCTAACTTCCGAGCCAGTACTTCACCAAAAGCCGTACCCGGCAATGGTTTTGAAGGTGCAGCAAAACTGTCACCACATACGATTAATTTCTTTATTGCCATTCTGTTTTTTCAACTGTAAAAGGATAGTTTGCTTCTCGATAAAACTGCTTACGTTTAGTTAGATGTCTTTTTGCAAATTTACAGGTACTGGTTACGTCCCAGATTTGGACGAAATCTTTGTCCTCCGCTTTGCGAATACCACGCCCGATTGATTGGATGACGCGGACAAAGGATTTACCCGGTTCCACAAGCACAAGATTGAATATGCGAGGAATATTAATACCAACAGCAGCAACGCCATAGGTAGCCACAATAATCTTGTCATCGGATATAGCAACTTCGTCGTACTCATCTTTTCTATCCTTTGCTTTAGTTGCTCCGCTGACAAATACTGCATTGTCTAAACGCTCGGCCAACAATTTACCAGTGGCTATACGATCAATTAGAACTAAGGTATTGCCAGTTTCATTAACTGTGCGAATTAAGTTACTAATGTAGTCTAAACGTTCATCTGTTTCTACCAGATATTTTAGTTCCGTTTGATAATTAGTATACTCAACATGATCAACTAACTGTACTATATTTACATGACAATTAGCCAGATGGCCTGCTTCTTGAAGTTCCGATGCACTCAGCTTACCTACCACGTCGCCAAGACTACAGAAAATACTTACACGTTCGTATTCTTCTTTGGGAATAGTTCCTGTTAGTCCCCAGCGAATAGGCACATGACTAAACACACCCGTAAGTAATGTTTTTAATGCGTCGGCTTTGGCCATGTGTACTTCGTCAACCATGACTAACACCACGTCCTCAATAAACTCTCCAATACCCACAGTGGCTTCGTGACTCTTGGTATTCTTTAATAGGATATTTAGACTTTGCCAAGTACAGATAGTATGTGTACGACCAAACTCTTTACGATCGCCAAAGTACACTCCCACATCAAGACCCAAGTTTTTGTAGTCTGCTTCTGTTTGTGTAACTAAACTCTTATTAGGAACAATAACAATTGAACGTCCATATTGTTCTACACTTTTACTCAAGGCCGCGGTCATAATAGTTTTACCTGCACCTGTGGCAATTTCTTGTACACTCTGAGGATTACGTAAAAAATTATTGATAATTTCTACTTGATAGTCACGGAATCGAATTGGTTGCCCGGCCTGCGGATGTCCCTGGGGCCAGGTTTGATCAGCAAATGTATCTTCAGTAAACTCTGTAAACTCATAGCCTGTTTTATACTCACGTAGATCTTCCACCTCAACATCATATCCCTCTGAATCTAAGAAGGGAATTATCTGCGGAAGTAAGTTGATGTATGTGCTACCGCCAAGTTGAAAGAACGCAACTTTGCCGTCCCAGCGACCTAACCTAACCGAAGGTTGATATCTTGCACCGGGGATTTCATATTTGAATTTGTCGACTAATTTTTTACGTGTGGTAAGATCCAAGCCTTCCAGCTTGACGTTGACTTCGTCTTTGATTATTAGTTTAACCTGCAATGTTTTTTATCCCAGAAGTATTCTTTTTATTATACACATCTTGAGCACAGTACACAACCTTTTCGGCACGTTGTAACATTACCTGTTTGTCCCCACCAAAAACCATACCAGCACTACTAATAATCAGTGCTATGTTCTTTAATTCTTTAATAGGTTTAACCGTATGTATAAAACGCCCAGACCATTCATCAGTGTTGTTACCAAAACGATCTTTAAGTTTGGTTAGCATACGTCCGCTTAAATCTGGTTCATATATAACCACAGGACCTCGCCCAACTGTTTCGGCATAGGACAATATACTTTCAAAGTCATCTGATGTCATAAGTTTATTAGGATTGATTTTGATTTCTCGGTTGGCCAATAAATTATAAAACCTTGGGCCATACTCGGCAATAAGAGCTTGGGCTATATCATCTTTAACAGTATAACCCAAGACACTACTCATGTCCACTAACTTCAACAGATTAGATTCATCAAAGCCGCCGACTTTTTCAACAATGTATTCGCGAAGACTATCAGTTGCATTGGTTATATTTAAACCGTGTTCGTCTAAACAAAGTTCAATCGAATATTTGGTACTTTCTGTTTCAGTAATACGATTCATTAGATCAGTTATTGCTGGATCTATTTCAAAATTGTGTAACTGCCCCCAAGCCACTATCCAACTAAGATTATATTCTGTAAGCCCAAGTTCCCAAATCTTTTGACTACGGTTCCATACTACTTTTCCTTGACTGGATTTTCCAAAGTCTCGTATGCTGTCAATCATTTCGGCATTAAATGGGAATCTAACAACAATGATATCATTTTCAATCGCAATAGAACGACTATAATCCATTTGACGCAACGGAATACGCCAGACAGGATTACGAACTGGAGAAATATCAATTGATTTACCGGCCAACTGTCGTTCATATTTAAGCACTATCTTAACCAACAACTCGCCTTGGCGTTCTGTCAGTGGCTGTTGTTGCCCAACTGTCTGCGCCATACTTTCAAGAACTTTTACATCGTATCTGGCCAGACTAATAATAGGATCGAAAGTAAAAATCCAAGTTGAAATAGGTTTACCGGACACAGGGTCTCTATGTCCGGCAATGGTTTCTAAGTATTCTTCAACGTACTTAAATTTAATCATAATGTTATTATAACACAATTATTTAAATAAAAAAAGCCCTACGGTTAAGTAGGGCCCAAACCACAACTCCGGAGCTAAATTTAGAGTTGTGGGCTATAGCGGAAACGCTATAGAAACTTTACTCGCCCAATGGAATTGGACTTACAATAACACGTGGTTCGATGTACACTGGTTTTGGTTTACCTGACTTGGCATCTACACACAGGACCCAAGTACCATCGGCACTTGCAGGGCTATACAGGCCGTTTGGATCAGCTTGCGGCAGGGTTGCATAACCATGTGCATCACTGCTAATACGCTGTGGATTAGTATACTGAGTAGCATAGGGCAAACCATAGCCAACAGCATTACAAACCTTATGCAACTTACCATTCATATCTGTGATATAGACTGTAGTGGCCACGTTTTGATCACGCAACTCAATGATGTCTTTCATCATACGCTTTTCAGCAAAGTTTACAATACTTGGCATACCAACTGACTGTACACCCTGCAGGCTTAGTTCTTCTTGCTTGCGACGCTCAATCTGTGTAGATGTTTCTTTAACATCACAGGCTGTCAATGCAAACACAAAGGGCAATGCCAATAAGAGTCGTTTCATTTTATTTTCCTGCTTTCAAATCGTTATAAAAGTTGCGAAGGTTGGGAGGCATTTTATCCTCAGGGTACACACTAAAACGGTGTAACACTATAGCACGGAGAGCTTGTTTCTTCTCCGCATCAGCACCAATGTATTCAATTTGCAAGTTTTCCAAGTCACGGATCATGCCGTCATTGTACTGTTCGCTTTGTTTGAACACTTCATTATCTACCTGACGATACTTGGGTGCAAAGTATTGATAGGCAAAAAAACTACCAAACATACATACTGCAATAAATGCGATCCAACCTATTACAACTGCTGAGATTTCTTTAAACATATATTTTCCTTTTAACCTTGTTTCATACAAGTAACTTGAGCCATAGCCTTCCACTTGAGTGGGAAGCTCTTACGCAAGTCTGCTATCTTGATTGCCATACGCAAACTCATTTCACGGAACTTGTTCTTGTTCTCTTCCAGGAACTCAATGATCTCGTCCTGTGCCACTTGCTCAAAGTCGTAGTCGGCAAACAAGGCACCGTCGTTAGCAATCTGCTTGATACGTAGTACCTTATCACGCATAGTGTCAAGCGTCAAGTCCAAATAGTGACAACGGGACTGTAGTGCGTCTAAGTGATCACGCAATTTTTGCGATTTCATCTGATCAAACTTAAGGTTAGTAATAAAGATCACTGAGCCGTTGAAGTTGAAGCTATCTGGAACGCCTTCGCGACGCAACATATTACTGTCACTCAACCATGAAATCTTACGTTTCTTACCTGAGTCCAGGGCACCTTTAAGCAAGTTGAGTGCAACATCATCAACAAGGATTGAGTCACAGTCATCAAATACCAATACGCAATTTGAGTCTGAATACTTGTAGAGTGTAGTGTACAGGCCTAAAGCCGATGCACTACCTTTGACAACTTCGGCACGGAGACGTTTGCCAGCAACTTGATCAAACAAGCAGGCCTTTTCAACAATACGTTCAACACCAAAGCTCTTACCAACACCAGGAGGACCTGATACAATCATAGCACGGATGTCACCGTTGGTAGCGGCCGTAGCCATCTCGTCCAAAATCTCAAAACGCTGACGAATGCGTTCAATAACTTCTTCATCGGATTCGGCTAAAGTTTCTACTGCCACGGTTTCTGCAACTGGAGTATTACCTTGTTCGATGAACTCTTGCTCGCTTACAAAATCGTAAGCACTCATGCCATCAACCTTTACACGGATATCTACTGGCATGCCAGGAAACTTTCCACCATTTTTAACTGTAACATAGCCACCTTTGGCGGTTTGCTTAAACTGCTCTACTAATTGAAATACCTGACCGCTCACATCTGTTGTGCGATATGCGCCAGACTTAACACGAATAAATGATACTGTTGACATACTTAGCTCCTTCTTTATTGACAATACTAATATTATAACAAATCTTGATTTTCGGGTCAAATCGCCCAATTTTTGGGTGTTGTTTTAAAACAACATCAATCATACTGTACATCTATTAGTTTACCGTTGCGAAAAATATAGTAACTGTGCAATTGACTACTACCCACACGGTAACTGACCCAAATACAGCCATTGCCCGGTTGCATATTGTAATGCTCAATACCCATTTTACGCATTTCTTCTATTACAATTAACTGCTCAAATTCATTCACTGCTCTACTACCTTTTTTACTACAATACAAGTATTATAGCACTCTTTGAATTATTGGTCAACTCAGGAATTTACTGTACTAAACGGACTGAATTCTTCGTCTTTGAATTGAGTTTTGTTAGTGACCACTAACCCTGCACGATAGCCACACTCTTCTTGGTAGTCACGTTCCATGCTGGCTATCCAAAGTTCGTATTCCTGATCCCAAGGAAAGGCCTGCTCGTAGTCATCAATAATGGTATTTTTGAGTTTCATTATAGTCCCTTAATTAAAGTATTGAAAATATTTTGATTCTGCTTCAATTGCATATCGATTTAAACGAAGAATATAATCTAAACTTTCATCAATTTGTGATTCATCAACTCCGTGTTCTGCGTATCCTTGATAAAGCATGGCCAAGTAGCCGTCGCTGGGATATAAGTCGGGCAAATCACCGGTCATGTAATATGTCATTGCTTCTACCCATTGGCCTTCGTGTAGAACGCTGACTATTTTCTTTTCATAGTAGTTAGGAAATCCTTCCAAGGCATCCAGGGCCCGTTCACAGTCTTCGGTGATTTCCCATAATACACCTTCGGTATCGAAATCGGGGTTTGGGATAATGTCAGCATGAACGCTGAAACGGAATTCGTGTTCGGGCAGCAGGGCTTGCCCTAAACTTTGAGCCTTGGGGCAACGGGTGGCCATTTGAGACCGGTTGGTATTCATACCATACGCAAAATATTTCATAATACAAGTATTATAGCAGAATGCGAATTATTGGTCAAGAAAAAGCCCACTTTCGTGGGCTTTTGTCTAATTCTGTATGTTTTATTAAACAATAGTGGCGCTGGTTGGGCTTAAATTGCTAATAAAGTTCAAATATGCTAAAGCACTTGCTTCATCTGCCCATTCGTGGGTTACGTTTTGTGTGATAGTGCCACTACTATCTGGTAGTTCAACATTTCCAAAATTGCCAACTTCGTTTGTAAGTTTGCCGGCAGCGTGTTGCTGTCTTAGATAATTGTGTAAAATAACAGATGCGGCACCCATTGGTTTACCGTCTGTTGTTACATCATGATCTGCGCCCCAAACTACGACTGTTGTTACTGTAGCCATAATCTACTCCTGTGAATTATAATATTATTTATGCCAAATTTAAAAGATCAACAAAAACCCGCTAAAGTGTGCATTATTAAGAGGCATAGCGGGTGTGTTACTATTACTTATGAATTTACATCATATTAGGCATTTGTGGCTGTGGATTTGTTGGATCTTTTGGTAGATCAAAGATCGCACAATCCGTAGTCAACAGCAGACCTGCTACTGACGCCGCATTTACCAGGGCTGTTTTAGCAACCTTAGTTGGGTCAATAACACCGTCGGCCAACATGTCTACATACTGTTCTGTAGCAGCATTGTAACCATAGTTACCAGTACCACCAAGAACTGCATTTAGCACCACATCTGCTGATTCGCCTGCGTTGCTTACGATGCAACGTAGTGGTTCTTCCATGGCACGTAGAACAATGTTAATACCTGCTTGTTGATCAGCATTGTCGCCTTTTAAATCAGCAATGGCCTGTTTGGCGCGAATTAGTGCAACACCACCACCAGGAACAATACCATCTTCTACAGCGGCTTTAGTAGCGTGTAGTGCGTCATCGATGCGATCTTTCTTTTCTTTGACTTCTACTTCTGTAGCGCCACCAACTTTGATTACAGCAACACCGCCGGCTAATTTAGCCACACGTTCTTGCAGTTTTTCTCGGTCGTATTCTGATGTAGCTTCTTCGGCTTGTACACGAATAGACTTAACACGGTTTTCAATTGCTACAGAGTCACCGGCACCGTCAATGATGATAGTGTTTTCTTTAGAAATTTCTACACGAGCAGCCATACCCAAGTCTTCGGCTGTTACTTTTTCAAGTGTTAGGCCAAGTTCTTCAGCAACAACTTTACCACCAGTTAGGATAGCAATATCTTCTAACATGGCTTTACGACGGTCACCAAAGCCCGGTGCCTTAATAGCACAAGTCTTAACAGTACCGCGAATATTGTTTACTACCAATGTTGCCAAGGCTTCGCCTTCAACATCTTCTGCAACGATAAGTAGGGGCTTACCTGCTTTGGCAACTGCTTCCAATACTGGAATCATATCGCGGATGTTTGAAATCTTTTTATCAAACAACAAGATAAATGGATTGTCTAATTCAACAGTTTGTTTTTCTTGATTGTTGATAAAGTATGGGCTTAGGTAACCACGATCAAACTGCATACCCTCTACAACGTCTAATTCGTCTTGTAGTGATTTGCCATTCTCAACAGTGATAACACCTTCTTTACCAACCTTCTCCATTGCGTCAGCAATCATCTTGCCAATGCCAGCATCGGAGTTAGCGGAGATTGTACCTACTTGTGCGATCTCGTCTGTGGTTTCGCACGGCTTGCTGATTGTGCCTAATGCTTCCACTGCGGCTGTAGCGGCCCGGTCGATACCACGTTTCAAGTCCATTGGGTTATGTCCGGCTGTTACATACTTCATGCCTTCTTTAACAATGGCTTGAGCAAGTACGGTAGCTGTAGTTGTACCATCACCAGCATTTTCTGCTGTCTTGGATGCTACTTCTTTGACCATCTGTGCGCCCATGTTCTGAAGTTTGTCCTTCAGTTCGATTTCTTTAGCAACTGTTACACCGTCTTTGGTAACTGCTGGGCCACCAAAACTGCGTTCAATTACTACGTTACGGCCTTTAGGGCCCAGTGTTACTTTTACAGCGTTGGCGAGAATGTTTACACCCTCAACCATTTTTGATCGGCTTTCGTTGCCGAAGTATACGTCTTTTGCAGCCATTATGTTTCTCCTTATTGTTCTACTACTGCGAAGATATCATCCTCGCGTAAAATTAATAATTCCTCGCCTTCAACTTTAACAGTTTGGCCGGAAAACTTACCGAATAGTACTTGGTCGTCAACAGCAACATCAAGAGCAATTAATTCTCCATTGCTATTACGTCTACCAGGTCCAACAGCAAGTACCGTGCCTTGATCAGCTTTTTCTGTGGCTGCATCAGGAATAAAGATGCCGCCTTTGGTTACAGATTCACTGTCAACACGGCGAACTACCACCCTATCAGATAGCGGTTTTAGATTCATCATGATCTCCTTTAAATGAAATGATAAAATTTAGTTTGTTTATTGTACTACAAAGAATGCGGTATTGTCAACAACTACCGCAAAATTATTTATCAATCAATAATCAGCTCGGTACGAGGATTTTGACTGTCATGCTCTAACCAAGCAGCTACAGTTGGTAATAATTCTGGGCTGTTTTCGATTAGTTTGTTAACCATAAATTCGTAAATGTCCATTCTATCAACCCTGATTAATGCGGCTAATACATGATGCCATCTATAGTGATTCCATTTGGCATAATCCATACGTTGATAATAATAGTCATGTTCCTCAGATGGCATTAAATGGAAAATGTTCCAGGGTCCGTGAAATCCAAAACATGGTTGATATGTTCCAAGCTCAAAACTAAAGCTACGTGCTACTTCTTCTGGAGCAAATTTAATACTGTATTTTTCTTCTAAGAAATTTCTATAGTTAATACCAATATAAGCATCTTCGGCTGTAAAGTTTCTTGATTCATCTAACTGTATATAGGTATCTAAACAAGCATCTAATAACTGTTTACTACGTAGACTAAAACCGCCATTGCCTACGTTGTGTTCTTTTGGCTCCCAGGGCCAGATAGCACCAATGTAGTCGTAGTTTAAAAAATCATCAGTCCACATGTTACCATCGCAGGCCATTCCGTCCCATTGTACATAAAGTGCGTGTCCAGTTTCAACATGCTCTGCTACACCTTTGAGCATAAGTTGATTATACTCGGGCATGCCATCAACTGGCGGCCTAATTACGTGACGAGCACCAGGATATATTTCTTTGTCGGATATAACAAGAATTTCTTTAGGATCTATATGCTTGAGTGTATTTTCTATTGAACGACGTGTTAAATCGTGTGTTAGAAAATCAATGGCTACTATTGTTACGTCTTTCATAATTGTTCCAGGATCGCCTTTGCTATTGCATCCGTATCAAAATTATTGGCACAAGGATATGTTTGTTTTTTACAAACAATTTGTCTAATAGGTCTTTGTTGTACATCATTACAGCCAGCACAATCTTCAAGTGTGGGAATAGGTGTAGCGTTCCAATTTGTATCCAAATGGCGATGTGGCACAATACGTTCTGGTCGTAGATGTGTTAGTAAGGCAACAATATGTGTGTCGCTTGCTGCTGCACACCAATAAGGCCCGGAGTCTATGCCTATAAAACAAGCGGCATGATCACATAGATATTTCATTTGTTGATTATTATATCTATCACGTGCATCAAAGAACAAGGGATGATCTTCGACTGTAAAATCTGTTTTGCCACCAAGTATTACAATTTTAAAGTCTGTGCGTTCAGAAAATAGTTTAGCATAAACATCAAACCAAACATCCATGGTGATATTCTTTGCTGCCCAGTGCCAGTTACGCATATGAACTACAATAAACTTATTGCCAATATCTGCTAAATCTGCATCAACTTCTTTTTTATCTGACTCAGTAGGAAATAATTCAACGCTACGATTTAATGTAGCAGAATCGCCAAATGCACGATAAAAATAATTGTCTACATAATGCTCTGTAGGATTAACTTCGTAAGCATCATCTAAATTAATATAAAGTTCATACTTAGATGGATCTGCTCCATCTGTTGGGATAATATTACGAACATTGGGATTATTGCGATATACATCAAAAACGTCTGTGGCTACGTCAATATTGGCATTATCGCCATAGCGACGTTTTAGTTCGCGAACTACACCGGTACTCATAATAACGTCGCCAATGGCACTACGTCTGCGTACCAATATGTTAAAAGGATTTTCTAATTTCATTTTTTATAAACGTCTGCGGCAGTATTAACATTACTGCGTTTTTTAATAAGTTCAAGTACTGCTGGATCGTTGGCCTGATCTTTGTGTGGTGCAAATAATGCTTTGCCACGAGGATCAACACCGTCGGCAGGATCTGTTAGATAATACACGGCCATACTACGTCTGTAAATACCATCTGGACAAGTTAAATCGTCTGGTAATCCGTGCCAACTAAACTGTGTGGTATCAAACAATACTGCACGATTGAAACGGTTTTCTACAGTCTTAACCAATTCCTTCGGACCTTGTGCGCCATGACTCCATAACTCTAAGCCGCCGCCCCAGGCAGGATTCCAGTTGGGTGTCATATAAACAATCAAGTTATAATGACGTTCTAATTTTAGCTTAGGATGTATGCTGTAGTCAAGATGTACATTGAGTTTTCCACCCTTATGGTGACAATGCCAACCGCCGCCATGTAGACCTATGTCTGTTTTAATATTAGCTCGACCTGCAATTTGTTCAATTATACCAACAAACTCTGGACTGTTTAAATAGGTAAATGCCCTATAGGTCGCGGCAGGAAAGTTATCCCAATGGTTAGCAGCTTTTTTATCTTCAATGGCATTTTGATAGTGTGCGGTCCAAATTGGACTTTCATAGTCGGGAAAATCCCCCACAAGTTCTTGTGCAATGTCGTCTTGCCAAAAATCATCAATGATAATATGATTAAAAGGCTGGGCAACAGAAAACTGTTGATTTAACTCGTCCCAGGCTTTTTCATTGATAAAATTAGTCATTGACCTGCATTCCGTTTGGTCCAAGATTGCCTGTGCAACCTAAGACGTCAACTTCAGTTACTCGATCCTTGGGCAAGAAATTATACAGCATGTGCTCAAGATCAAAATAGCCGCCGGCATTTAAATGTTGTGCTACTGCCATAAATCCTGTGTTGTATGTGTCAATGATAGTGTCGGTCTGATCAGCTGGCCAACTAAAGAACCTACTCATGTACTGCATAGTAAGTCCGCCAGTTACCTGGGGAGGAAACTGACTTGGCTTGGCCTTTAATATCACAATACGATCGGGAACTGTGTCGTAGTAGTCAGGATTGAAATTATCAGTTACCTGATAACGACCTGTTAGTTTAAATATTCTATCAAACTGACCAATAACACCTTTGTCTTTGAGCTCGCGGAGTGCATTGGCAAATATTAACATTTCTGTACAATTTTTAACAATGTCCCAATTCTCGGTACTGTTGTATATGCTTTTTACAGCATCTTCCTGGCTAAAGGTCAACAGATAGTTGATATGCTTTTTTAATACCTCTGCTTGCTCGTCAGAAATTGGATCGCCACTCATTTCTAATATAGCAATTTTAGCACCAGGGGCTCGTTTTTTAATACTGTCAATACTTTCTAAAGTTTGTTGAAATCTTTGTTCGGGCGAATAAACACCAAATTTAGTATTGATTGCAGAAGTTAAAACAAACAATGGCTTCATTTGCATAACCACCGTGGATTAGCTAAGGTCCATTCAACAACCTGTTGAACACGTTCACTGAATTTAATCTTTGGCTCCCAACCTAATTTTTTGAGTAAAGATCCATCTAATGCATAGCGTAGATCATGTCCAGGGCGAGCTGAGTGGAAGTCGGTGAGTTCGTAGAGTAATTCTTTACCTTGAGCGGCAGCAATCATTTTTGCCAGGTTTAAGTTATCTGTTTCTTCTGGTCCAACAAGATTGAACTTAGGAATAACACGAAGTCCGGTTGGCTCAAAGTAAGTATAGTCTTTGAGTTGAGTTACAATAAACATCAGGCCTTCGGCTACATCCTTAGCGTGAATATAGTGTCGACTTCCGGGAATTGTTTTAGTTGGATCAGCATGAATGCGTACCATTTCTTGATCGCGGGCACGTTGAATACACAAGGGAATAAACTTCTCTGGATGCTGACGTTCGCCAAATACGTTCATAGTATGTGTAATAACAATTGGCATTTTGTAGGTATTTTCAAATGCCACGCACATTTCTTCGCCACCGGCTTTGGCCGCTGAATAAGGGTTTGTTGAATTATAACGATCATATTCGCCGTACTTAACACCAACCGGTGCTGGGCCAAATACTTCGTCTGTTGAGAAGTAGACAAACTTTTCTAAGTTCTTTAGTGTACGAGCATAGTTAAGCAGGTTAACAGTACCAACTACGTTGTCCATAACAAATTCCATTGGAAATTCAATTGAACGATCTACGTGTGACCCTGCGGCCAAGTGTAGTACAATATTAATATCGCCACACATGTCGGCAATCATTGGATTAACTTCGGCCTTAAGATCGTGGAACACAACCTTAATGCGAGATTTGTCCTCTTGTGAAAAGTCTTGCATAACATCTGCAAGACGATTTAGGTTACCAGAGAAATCAAGTCTGTCTAAGCAAACAATACTCCAGTCGGTTGTTTTAATAATATTTTCAATTACGTGATGGGCAATAAAACCAGCGCCACCGGTGATAAGCACTCTTTTTGACATTTGAACTCCGTTGTTATTTGATGTTTGTATTTATAGGCTAAAAATTTCACGGGCACTTTTTGTAGCACCTTCGACAATTTGAGTCTGATACCGAGCTGGATTATTAACTATAGTCTTGGGGAAATAATCATCTAATGTTACTGCTACAAATGGTCTTGGATCTAATGGATTAAATCCTACACCACGCTCAATCATTTCATCAACATTGATTTTATTTAAAAACTCGTCATAGTTTAATTCAGCATGACTAAAACTGCGAATCTTGTTACGAATAAATTCGGCATCACCCAGGTAGGTAAAATGCCAACCAGCATGTTCGTACATCTTAATGGTAGCATCTTCGTAGTCAATTGGAAGATTATTTAATTCAAATCGTGTACGTCTAAATTGGTCTGGATCTTCTAATAACTTGCGACGGCAAGCGGTTGTCCAAACAAAGTAACTTTCATTGTTGTTAACCAACATATAATTAAATTTAAAGTTAAAGTATGGTACACGAAACCCCATAATATCTTTTGGGTTAGCACGTATTTGATCAACAACTTCTGGTCGAAGTATTTCGTCTACATCACCAATAATACAAATGTCATCGGCATCGGCGCCAGTTAGTCCACGCATAATAGCATTACGCTGGAACGTTTCATTGTCCCAGGCGTTTGAGCTACAGGGGCTGTCATCTACAATAACATGAATAATTTTATCATGATACTTGATGTAACGATTCCAATTCAACTTTAAGAAAAGGCTTTTATCATTGCCTTGGAATGTTTTAGTCGACTCTACAATGACAAATTTGTCTACATGTTCGTATAGTTCTGCCAGGTGCAGATCCAGCATTTCTAATTCATTGTAAAAAGTAAAACAATCGTAAATTTTCATTTTGTTATTCCTTGATCAGTACAAATGACATTGAGTCTGTGTCAGAGAATATTTCTGCGCCACATTGACATCGATATTGACTAAACTCGTAATCCTGGCTACCACATTCATAACATTTATCAGGTAAAATTGTACGCTTGTATAATACTATTTCTTTTAAGGCAGAATCTAAATCAATGACTTCATCTGTAGTAACCAGTGAGTTTTTAGCAATCAACTCAGCACGTTCTTCTGTAACAGCAATGCCGTTTCTCCTGTAGTGTGCCAAGGCCAACAGCACCGAAAGGGCATTGCCCACTGTAGGTTGTTTATTTAATTTATGTTTAGGGTGGCTGGTATGAACGTCTTCGAGTATATAAACACCATCGCTGGTCAAGTGCTTTATACCTATTAATAGTGTTGAAACTTGATGTTCGGGAAAATGACTGCCATCTTCAATTATAAGATCGTATGGACCAAGGCTGAAAAAATTTTCAAGTGCCTGTAGATCACCTTGGTCAAGTTGACAGTCTAAAAATCTTTCATCAACGGGCCAGGTGTCTTGACGTGTTAATATGTCTGCACCAATGATAGCACTTGTAGGAAATCGATTTAATAACCAACGAACTGAATCGCCTTTAAAAAGTCCAATTTCAGCAATCTTTGTGAAATTTCGGTCAGCAAAAAATTTCTCGTAAAACGGAATGTAATTGTGCCAAAAGAATTTATCTGTATCAAACACCTTCTTTAATTCCCTCAAGAGTCATGGTTTCTAATTGTAAGAATCCCTCCGGCATACGTGTTGCTATTTCTAAGTTTTGTAACACCGGATCTTCACTCTCAAGTATACTATGTTCTGTGATGTTTGTAAAGCCTGCGGCCATCATACTTAACTCTAAAATTCTTTTATTATAGATAAATTGATGACCCCAATCTCTTACATAATTGTTGAATGTAAAAATAGCATCAGGGAACGGCGCCCAGTCTGGTTTGGTCTGTTCAATGTAATCTAAATGTATTTGTGTGGGATTGGTGTATGCGTCTATTAAAAACTGCATGTCGGGGCAACTAATACGAATACGCCCACCGGGTTTTAATACACGAAAACTTTCTTTTAACATTTCCTGTCCGGACCAATAAGGTAAATGTTCGATCATGTGTTCGCTGTAGACATAATCAAAACTATTGTCAGGAAGTGGAAAAGGTTGACTTGCATCAAGTTTGACGCTGTCGGGATGGAACCACCCGTCGCCCTGCCCATCGGTATTTAACCACCCAGGAAGAATATTCCCACCACAACCAAGTTGTAGTTTTTTAATTTCGTGGGTGTTTAAGTATTCGTCAAACGTCATTAACTGGCATCTGCTTCTGTGATACGCTCACCTAAGTATTGCTTAACAACACGAATCAATTTACGCTCAGTGTCATAGACAAATTCTGTGGCTTCTTCTTCGGTATTAACTACTAAAATAAAACCGTTTGCTGCACGGCGAATTTCTAAACTTTCAAACATGATAAATCCTTTAGGGTTGAACTATATAAAGTATAACAGATTGGCCATTTAAAGTCAATCTGTTTGGTTATCGGCCGCGACCGGCTGACTTCTTAGCCGGTTTATTACCCTGTACTTGTGTGCCAAATTTAGCTTTTTGAACTTGCGTGGTTTTGGCTCCGGGTACTCGTGGATTACTGGCAGCGGCCTTAGCGGCTTGTGCAGCGGCAATAAATGGATTTTTAAATTTCTTTTCTTCGGTCATATTAGAATGTATATTGTAGTTTAAATGAAGCAGATTGATCCCACCCGTTTGTAGTATTTTTCCAAGTAGTAACTTGACCACAGGCTTGCCATTTAGCATCAGCATCACCAATTTTACGGCATACACTTGCATACGGAAGGTCAGTCATATGAGGAAACACTATACCGTTTGAATGACCAAAATGATTGGCAAATTGCCATCCAATGTGTGTAGCCCACAAGTCGTCGTTCCAAAAGCGATAGTCAATAACAGCGGCCTCGGAATACAGCTCTGCCGGTTGGCCATTGATCATAGTGCCATCTTTAAAACTATTGCGATATACTCGTGCACCGATACTTAATCGATTAACAACTTCGTAATTAACACCTACGCCATAGTTAAAATCGTTTGCTTTATTGTCGTTTTGAAAATGATATCCAACTGTGTCGATTGTAGCCCAAACATCGCCTTGTTCGGCAAATGCTGTGGTCGACAAAAATAGACCCAAAATTACCAATAGTTTTTTCACAACGATACTCCAAAAGTTAGTAGAGTAAACAGTTTACTATAGATTGATTTTTAGGTCAACCGCGTGAGGTCAATTCAGTTAAACGGCGTTGGATTTTGGATTTTTCTTTTGCTTTAGATGTTTTTTCTAACATGTCTGTTAGTTGGGCAATGTTAAGTGGGCCCAAAAGTATTTTACCAGTTTTGGTATGTAGACTTGATTTTTTTGTCTTTGCCATATATCCTCGATTTGCAGTTGGTGCCCCTTGTCCGACTCGAACAGACCACCTACTGATTACAAATCAGTTGCTCTACCGGATGAGCTAAAGGGGCATAATACTATTTAACAAGTTGACTATAGTATAAATATTTTATCACATCAATTACAACTCCCCAATGCCCATAATCGAACATACCTCACACGCTGGTGTTAACTTTGAGCCTAATAAAAAGATAGGTTACTATTTGGTTGGCAATGAAATCTATTACAATAAGATTCAAGCCATGTTAGATGCCAGTCGACGTAAACAAGAAGTTAAATGGTTTTTTAATGAGGATGTGTTTGTCAAGTATCCTTGGCATATAGAGCCAGAAGAAAGTCTACGCGAATTATATCGTCAACGTGCTCAACAACTAAGAGACTCTTACGACTATATTAGATTAGAGCTCAGTGGAGGAAGTGATAGTACCACCGTTGCTTATAGTTTCTTACTAAACGGTATACATTTAGATGAAGTTATCTTTCGTTATCCCAAGCAAGGTGAAAAGGGTGTAGTAGGCAATATATTTGACACCAGGGCCGAAAATACTCTAAGCGAGTGGGAGTTTGCCGCAAGACCATTACTACAGTGGATTGCTACTAATTATCCTGCTACAAAGATCACTGTACACGATTACAGCGAGGACATGATTGCCGAATCCGACTCCAAAGACGAATCTTGGATTTTCCGCACCAAGCATTATCTACAGCCTGGCCATATACACAAGTTTGATGACTCATTCCTTGGGGATCAACATCGGATAGTTGAAAGTAAAAACAAGGTATGTTTACTCTATGGAGTAGATAAACCCAAGGTATTCATTAAAGATGGAAAATTCTTTATGTATTTTATTGACGGCATTGCCAGTTATACAAATGCCACGGTAGGAGATACATCAGGGGTAGTAAATGAATATTTCTTCTGGGCACCCGAATCATGTCGTTTATTGGCCAAACAAATACACGCGGTAAAAAATTGGTTCAGTATGCCACAGAATTATCAGATGCAAAGTGTATTACAGTGGCCCAATAATAACTTTGCCCAGCGTACCCTATATGAACAATTGGTAAAGCATATTGTTTATCCCGATTACGATTTTCATACATTCCAAACTGCAAAGCCAACCAATAATGTTTATAACGAAATGGACCATTGGTTCCACGTTAATTTTAAAGATTCTAAATTGTATAATTCGTGGGAAGCCGGCATTGACTACTTGGTCAACAATGTTGATTTGGATTTTGTTGAATACATTGATGGCCGTGCAACAAACATAAAATCCTTCGACAGTCTGTATTATTACTTTGGCGATTCTACTATTCCTGAAGTAGCAGGTGGGTTTAAAACAAAACCTCTAATCTTAGAGCACAAAAAAGAAATAGCCCAGAGACAACATAAACATGTTATCAATGGGCAAATAGTAATTTATTAATTTGGCGGTGAGCAAGAGATTCGAACTCTTGATACAGGTTTTGGCCCGTATGCTTTCTTAGCAGGAAAGTGCCTTCGACCAACTCGGCCAGCTCACCATGTTCTTTATCTTGTTATTTTACGTATCAATCGATACCAATAATATTTTATACCACGCGGAGTTGGTACAAAATCAAAGAAATCAAAATTTCCGCTAACTTCCTTGGGCATATTACCGTATGCTCGATCTAAAGTTTCTTTAGTAGACATGCCAACTCCTTTCTTAAATTTTGGTGCCCCAAGCGAGACTTGAACTCGCACACCTTGCGGTACCGGCTTCTAAGACCGGCGTGTCTGCCAATTCCACCATCGGGGCAAAGGTAAAAAGTTTAGGTACATAAAATCTGCTTTACAACTATAGATTGTTTACTCCCGAGATATCGCTCAGGCTCAGTACCATACAATAAGTAAAACTGTTTGCAAGAAAACTAATTATCGTATGTGTTAACAAAATATCAGCGGTTTCGTAGCTTTGAAATACTGGTGCCGCTTCGGGAATACCCGATATTGCAAAATTTTCGAGCGGCTCATCTTGCGTTGCTACATACTCTGCTTCCTATTAGTATCAGATGGTCGTCACACCTGTACCTAAACTTTTTACCTTTAATTGATTATACTGTATTTACAATACAATGTCAATGTAAATGGCAGTTATTTTTATGTCAGGAAACTGCCAAACCCCGTGTACACAGCCCATCCCACGTTTCGTGTACAGCGGAAGCAGACGAATCGTCTCTTGCAAGTGTGGGTCTGCCGATTACATCGCAGGACCGTTGCCGTTCCTGAATCCTGTCTAACCTTGCTTAACCGCTGTCTTGATCTTGTCAAGAAGATTCAAAGTATTGTTCTGTTTTTTAACGATCTTTGATTGTTGATATTTGTTAGACTTTTGTGTAATAACACTTTCCTGTAATGACTTTGTTTCTGTGTTAAACTTTTCTACATCAATATTTTTCATATTTTCCCTCATTGATTAAAAAGCCCCTTGCGGGGCTTTTATTATTTTATTTTTATGTAATCTGTCAGAATTGAGAATAATCATCTAACTGCTGAATATACATTTTGTAGTTAGCAAGAATCTGAGCTTCCCAGTTGCCAGTATTTTTAGCATTGATTTTTCGAGCATCTTGAATATTTCTCTTCATTGCCGCATATTCTTGATTTAAGTATTCTCTACCGCCTTTACGATTTTGTGCCCATTTGCTCAACGAGGCTTTAGCATATCCTACAACTTTATTTGTTTGTGCGTCAAATCCAGGATCCTGTCCTTGGCTGCCGCCAGATTGTAAAAATTCTTGGGCTACTACTAAAACGCCTATTACATTGACTACGGCCTCTAATTCTTCTTTTGATGTTGCTTTAGCTTGACCAGCGGCTCCTCCTAATGCGGCGGCACCAACAGCGGCGCCTGCTCCTTTAAGAAAATCTCGACGATTCATTTCGGCTATCTCTTGTTCAGTTAAAATATCGGTTATCTTCATAGTACTACTATTTATAATAATATTATAACATTTTGGGATTTATTGGGCAACCGTGGGTTTTTGACGCCGTTTTTCAAGCTCTGCGGTATAACTACCTATTAGGGATTGTAGTTGATTATGGACAGCATAGTATTGACGCATACTTGCCGCTTTACGCCATAGTTCTTCAATCTTTTCCGTAAGTTCTTTATCGGTTAGATTGGTTAAATCTGGAACAAGTGGATTGAACATAATATTTGATAAATAAAGGTGTAGTTCGCGATCCTGGCAGATCCAACTACTCTAACACTTGAAAAGGAAGTATCAGCAAATGTATTTAATCTATCTAATCCAACACCGAAACGGAAACTACTACATTGGTCGCCATAAAACCGACAATCCATATGATGATTATATCGGTAGTGGCACTTGGTCCAAAAGTATTAAAAATCTCAACAATGTAACTAAAACTATTCTCGAAATATGTGAGGATGAGCAACACTACATCGAGCGTGAACAATATTATTTAGATCAGCATTACGGTAAACCCGGCTGTATGAATAAGAGCAATAAATCAACCGGATTTCCTTGCGGTAGTGCTCATCATATGAACAAACCTGCTAATCGTCGTAAGCATTCTATTCGACAAAAGTCCCTTGGTGATAAACATCACTTTAATACTCCAGCAAATCGTGAGCGTATGCGTATAAACAATCCTGGATCGTTTCCAGAGAATGCCGCTCGTGCTTCGCAAAGATTATTGGAAAATAATCCAATGTATGATCCTGTTGCGTTAGCAAAGATAAGCGGTGATAATCACTGGACTAAAAACAATGCTCACTTAAAAACCTGTGAGCATTGTGGTATTACTAATATATCTAAATCAAACTACACTCGCTGGCACGGTCTCAAATGTAAAATATTACATAGCGGGACCGTTTCCATTACGGAAGCCAACAATACCGCCCTCTTCAGTAATCCTCTTTAATACATCTTCAAAGAGAATCGGTGCGAAGTCTGGAGTTTGTTCAACGCAGACACAGTGATATCTTGTATCAACTTCA